GCTGCTGCAGCTGATGCAAGAGCAGCTGAAGCACGTAAAGTCGCAGATGAGGCAGCTGCCACTCCTGCTGTTGTGACCCCGCCTGCCGCGGCCCGGCGCCGCGTGGCGCATCCGTATGGTGGACATATCGGTTACTCGTCCTGCTGGGGCGGCGGCTATGATCCGTTAGCCCAAACATTTAAAATTGGTGGATCGGCCGCTGGCACTACCAATGGAGCTTTCATTACCTCTGTTGATCTTTATTTCCAAGCAGTAGACGCTAATGTGCCTATTACTGTAGAACTAAGAAATGTTGTGAATGGATATCCAGGCCCTAAAGTTTTACCTTTCGGAAGTGTTACAAAAAATCCCAGCGAGATTAATATTTCAGATACAGCTGCTGTAGCTACTAATTGGAAATTCCCATCACCAGTTCATGTTGAAACTGACACTGAATACTGTATTGTAGTAATTAGTTATACACCAGAACATAAACTGTGGATTGCTAGGATGGGTGATACTGATATAGGAGGAACACGAACTATATCTGAACAACCACATGTTGGTATTTTATTTAAAGGACATAATAATACTGGTTGGTCAATGAGTTCTATGGAAGATATGAAATTTACAGTTAATTGTGCGTCTTTCAGTTCTTCTGGTGGAATTTTCACTTTAACAAATGATGATGTTCCTTTGGCTTCTTTGGTTACCGATCCACTTGTTATTACTGATGCAAGTACTACAATGAAAATTAATCATGCTGATCATGGTATGTATGCTACTGCTAATAATGTAACCATTGCTGGTGTTAAATCTCCAGCAACAACTACTTTAAATGGCGCAATGACTGCTACGGCAACAACTCTAACTTTGACTGATGGTAGTAATTTTGACGATACTTCTGGAATATATACCAATACAACAGGTGCTGCTGGCGGGGTATGGTATATTAAAATTGATGATGAAATAATATCATATACTTCAATTAGTACTAATTCTCCAACCAGTATTACAAGGGGAGTTGATAGTACAACTGCTGCGATTCATGCTGATGGTGCGACAGTAGAACTTTATATGGCACATCGAGTTCCATTTACAGAAATTAATAAAACTCATACTTCTATTGATAATACCGAAATTGATAGTTATACTGTAACATTAACAACAACTCCTGTAGTTGATGGTTCAGGAAGTTTATCTTCAATTGGCGGCCCTAGTGTGACTGCAACAGAAAATGCTATGATGGATATGTTTTCAACTATTTTAGGAGTTATGGAATTACCGAATACTTCTCTTACTGCAAAGGCTTTAATTACCCGTGGAACAAGTCCTTCTGGAACTCAAACATCATTTGAAAATACTAGAGATGATGAACTTGTACCAGAAATTTCATTTCCATTAAATGATAATTATAAATTTGATGTTCCATATATGATATGTTCATCGATCAATGAAACAAATGAATTGTCTTCTCGACGGTCATTGGAAATTCAAGTTACTATGGAAACTGATACATCTTGGATTTCTCCTGTCATTGACCTTGGTAGAAGTTCTATGATTGCGGTTTCTAATCGAATGAATGAAATTACTTCTTCTTCTGATGTTTATCCTACAACAGGATATGTTGGTTCAGAACAAGCTGAAGGTGATGAAAATGCTGCAATTTATCTTACAAAACAAGTCACTCTTGATACTTTGGCAACAGGATTAAAGGTGATATTTGCTGCACACAGACCATCAAGTGCTGATATTAAAGTTATGTATAGATTGTTAACAATTGATGAATCAGAAGATTTTGATAATCTGGGATATACTTATTTTAATACAACAGGTGCGCCCGATACATCTGTATCTCCATCAGCTTCGTTTAGTGATTTTTCTGAATATCAATATACTGCTGGTGTTTCAGATGATGGTGTTGGTAACCCATTACCAGAATTTATTGCTTTCCAAATTAAAATTATTATGACAGGAACAAATACTGCTGAGCCGCCCAGATTGAGAGCACTTAGGGTTTTAGCATTAGGGACATAAGAAAGTGGAAAGAAAGTTTAAACAAGTTGAGGGACATCCTGATTTAGTACGAGACACAAAAACTCATGCAATTATAAATCGTAATACTAATGCATATGAAAAAGCAAAACGACGAGCAGCATCTGCTCAAGCACAAAGAGATGAAATACGAGAAACAACAAGAGAGATTAACAATATTAAATTAGAAATGACTGAAATTAAAACTCTTCTTAAAGAATTAGTAGGCAATCAATAATGGCATATCAATCAGTAGGAATAGGTTCAGCAGATGACGACGGTGGAGGTGATACTCTCCGTGCCGGCGGCACCAAAATTAATGCAAACTTTGTAGAACTTTACACTGCATTAGGAACAGGTAGTGCGCTTTCATCAGGCATAAGTGCTGACGCAAGTATTATTACTTTAACCACACCTGTAATTGCAGAGATTGATTCTGGTTCTTCAATTACCCTTGATGCAACAACAGACATTTATTTGAACGCTGATGGTGGTGATATTTTCTTCCAAGATGGTGCAACCACTTTTGGTTCTGCTAATAATAATTCTGGTAATCTTACTGTAAAATCTGGTACTACTACTGCACTTACCTTTAGTGGTGCGAATGTAACTGTTGCTGGAACTGTTGCTTCTGGCGCAATTACGTCAAGTGGTGTTGTAACTGGCACTGGATTTACAATTGGTTCGGCAGTAATTGCTGAAGCAGAATTAGAACAGATTGATGGTGTTACGGCTGGAACTGTTGCTGCTTCTAAATCAGTAGTTGTAGATGCTAACAAAGATATTGGTACATTTAGAAATCTAACAATCGATGGTGTTTTCACTGATGGCAATTATACTTTTGACACTAGTGGTAATGTTTCAGGTTTAGGAACTGTTGTTTCTGGCGCAATTACGTCAACTGATGTTACATTAACTGGTGCCGTTGCGTTTGCGGTTGGTTCTGATCCATCAACCGTAACTAATCACGCTCACATATATGCTAAAGACGATTCTGCAAGTGCTGAAGTATATGTACAGGATGAAGCGGGTAATGCTACCAAAATATCACCACATAATGAACAAGGCGAGTGGGAATATTTCTCAAAAAATACAAAAACTGGTAAAATTGTAAGGGTTAATATGGAAGAAATGATTAAAGATATTGAAACCCTTATTGGTAAATCCTACATTAAAAATGAGTAAATATTAAAACTATAACTTGGGAGCAAATTTACTGGGGTTAGATTACATATAAATATGTAGAAAGGAAGAAAGTATGGCTATACCTTCAACAAAAGCTACATTAAAAACTTATTGCCTCAGAGCTCTTGGTTATGGTGTAATTGATATCAATGTTTCAGACGATCAAGTAGATGACCGTCTAGACGAAGCACTACAATATTTTGCTCAATACCATTATGATGGTATTGAAAAAATGTATCTCAAACATTTGATTACTACAGCAGAAGTAACTCGGGCTCGTTCTGATACCTCAACTACTGGAACCGATGTAGTAGATACTGACATAACTGCAACATGGAAAGAAGGGAATAATTTTATTCCAATTCCAAGTGCTGTTGTTTCTGTTGTGAGAGTGTTTCCATTCACTGATACTGGTGGTGGAAGCAGCATGTTTGATATTCGTTACCAATTACGATTAAATGATTTGTTTGACTTTTCTTCAACATCAATTATTCAATATCAAATGACAATGGATAATATTGATTTATTATCAAATATACTTGTTGGTGAAACACCTATTCGGTTTAACCAACATCAAAATCGACTTTACATTGAAATGGATTGGGCAAATGATGTAACTGCTGATGTGGATTATCTCATAATTGAATGTTATAGAAAATTGGACCCTACCACATATACTGACATCTATGATGACGTTTATATAAAAAGATATGCAACTGCGCTGATTAAAAAACAGTGGGGAGCTAATTTAAGTAAATTTAATGGGGTTACTATGTTGGGTGGAGTTGCGATGAATGGGGAAACACTTTACACGCAAGCAATTGAAGAACAAACTAAGCTTGAGGAAGAAATTAAACTTGCCTTTGAGTTACCAATAAACTATATGATAGGTTGAAACACACACTATGGCTGTCAATTCACTTTTTCACACAAGCAATCTTCACTCCATTGCTACTGAAAGAAATTTATATAGTGATCTTATAAAAGAAGCTATACAGATTTATGGCCATGATGTTTATTACATGGATCGAACTCTTGTTGGTGAAGATATGGTGCTGGGTATAGATTCAATTTCACAATACAAGAATCAACACCCAATTGAAATGTATATGGAAGATGCCGACGGCGGATTTGCTGGTGAAAAAGAATTGATGAATCAGTTTGGTTTACAGAATTTAAGTGAAGCAATATTTGTTGTAAATAAAGAAAGATTTCAAGAGCTAGATGCTCAAGTACAGATTGAGTCTGGAACGGATACTAGTTCTAGTGGTTCATTATTGTTAGAGGCGGGTAGTGTCGATCAATCATCTTCTGCATCAACTCTAACTACTGTTACTGGGGATAATAATTTTTACATTATTCAAGATATTGCTGTAACAGATGCTGATAGGCCGCAAGAAGGTGATGCAATTTATCATCCAGTTCTTGATAAAATGTTTCAGGTTAATTTTGTAGACCATGATGAACCATTTTATCAGTTAGACAATAATCCAGTATATAAATTACATTGTCGCTTGTATGATTATAGTTCTGAAGTTATCGATACTGGTATTACAGCTCTTGATGCAATTGAAACTGAACATTCTCTAGATGCACTTGTTCATCAATTTACTCTGGAACAATCTTCAGCGGTTAACGAAGAGATAAGATTAGAATACACACCAGAACATGGATTGTTATTAATAGACTCAACTGATGGGTCTGCTGATGCTGGTGATAATATAATCGGTGAAGACGATACACAATCCGTTGGCGAAAGTATTATGCTTGAAAGGCCTGCTGATACTGGTGATGATCAATATCTCATTCAGGAAGACTATATAGTTGGTGATATGAGTACCGATATGACATCACAAAATGAGTATTTCGAAACTCAAAGTCGGCCGATTTTAGATTTCAGTGAATCAAATCCATTTGGAGATGCAGGGAGTAGTTCATAATGCTAGGAACTCAATT